TTTCATACAATCCAGTGTCAGCATTAAATTTTATTTGTTGCATAAAATTTTCTGTTCTACTAGGATAATCAGATGCTGTAAATTTTAAACTGTCGTATATTCCCATTATAATATTTCCTATTTTTTAATCTGTTCTCTAAGTCGTTCCATCTGGCGAAGAATTGCCAGACTCCCCTGCTTGTGGTACACTTCCCGTTCCAATGTTGCCACCTCCAGACCCAGTTGGGTCGTTCGGATTTGCTCCTGCAGGTACTCCTCCACTTTGGGCCATGCCGGACTGCCCACCATTGCCTTGATTTTCTCTAATTCCATTTACCATCCCCATTATTTTAGCATTTATTGCTGCTTTCTCTGGGTCATTGATAACTTTATCGGGGTCAATATCTAAAGTTTTTGCAATTTCCCTAAGTATAGTATGCCATTTAACAAACGGAGCAAGCGAAGGATTCGATGCTGTTTGCATAAATGTCATTAATCTTTGTGACCTAACTTCTTTCATCATCATAGATGAAGTGCCTCGTGCTTTAATATGTAAATCACCTTGTATTTCTGACTCTTCATTAAATTGCATGTTCCATTGAAACATTGCTTCTCCAAGAGGTCTTAATAAATAATCATCAATATTTTTTATTACTGTTTTTATATTAAGTGCAGACGCACCCATTAACATCGACATTCCTGCTGCTGTTCTTGTTGTAGATTGTACACCTGTTTGTCCATGCGAATACGATGGTATGCCAGTTGATTCATCAGCTAGTTGTCTAAATCTATCAAACATCATCATATTTTCTGGTGCTGTATTTGGAAATTTAACACCATGAATAGCTTGACCTGTTTGTCCACTCTGTCTTCTAAATATTTTACCCGGATATACAGACATATCTTGACCCGGTACTAACATTGTTTCATCAACATCAAATACTAAGTTACCTGCTAAAGCTAAATTATCAATAGCCATTCTTGCATGCCCATTCATAATCTGTTGTGCATCATCCATATTTTCTGGAATACCTACGCCAAAAAATTGATAAGGATTAATTTCGTAAGGACAAACTTGATATGGTAAACGTTCTGGTGTAAACGGATTCATTACTAATCTAATAATTTTTCCATTGCATACCCAACAATTTATTTGTACTTCATCAAGTTCTGTTGTTGTTTCATCTAAATCTAAACCTGCTAATTCAGCAAGTTGTCTATCCATAATACCCCAGTATTCAAAAACTTCAAAACGATTTTTGTCTATTGTTCTATCATCTTCTCTATCATTTAAAGAAGACTCAAAACTTTTAGGCTCATAGTTAGCACCCATTTTTAAACATTCGCTTATTGCGTTTTCTCTAAAATATGGTCTATTCATTAAATTACGCAATTGAGATTTATTCATAACGTGTCTTTGAATAACATATTCTGCGTCATCTAAACTAACTGCGTCTGGGTCTGGATAAAAATCCCAACAACTTACAGCTTCAATTTTAGGAACAGTTTTTTTAGATGGGTTATATATTTTTTCTCCATCTACTTCATCCCATTTATGTGAAACTTTTTCAAAATTAAATGGGCCTTTAATAACTCCAGTTCCTAGTAAAGCCATTTCAAACATTACATGTCTAAGTATAGTAACTGCATGACTTTCTTCTAATTGGTCATGAATCATTTTTTCCATGTTAGAAGCTGCTAGTGCTGCAGGCTCTATTTGTGGCATAGATTTTAAATCTGGTGCAGGGCCTTCTTCAAATCCTGCGTCAACAAATTTCTTTGCTAGCCCACCTAAAAATTCATTTGTAGTTGTACCGGGTGGTAAGTCATTACCATCTCCAGGAAAACCATAAAGGCTATCAACTTTTTCTTCTTCTGGTTCAGATTGTCCTTTTAACTCATCGGGTTTAATATGAGCATACTCTGAAATACCTTCTGGTATAGGAGTAGGTTCAACACCAATAGGAAACTTTCCTGTTCCAAATAATACTTCAATTAATTGTCCAAAAGAAGCAAGAACTTTTGTTTTAGTAACTTTAACAAAAACTTGAGATTTCTCTTTACTACTAAATGCCATATCAGAACTATAGATTCCTCTATAATTACGATAAGCTTTTAGCCAACGTTGTTCGTCACTATATCTTGCATCTTCTGCTCTTTTAAATCTAGCAGAAATTATTCCGGGAAGAGCAAACTCTTCTATGGAATTCTCTTCCTTTTCCGGAATATTAACTTCTTCTATCATGTGTACTCTTAGTTATTGTGTGAGCCTTGCGTATATTTTGCAGATGCAAAAGATTCTATTTTTTCTTTTGGTTTTTTTCCTACATCAGCAGATAGTTCTCCATGACTATATTTTTTGTGCATGCTACCTTGCATTTTTTCTTTTGTATGCATACCATACTCATCACCAAATTCTCCGTGCTTATATTTTTTCATAATTGGTTGTGGCATATTAATATCCTATTTTTTTAATTTTTGTTTTAGCTTTTACTTTTAATGGCTTTTTTACTTTTGGTTTTTTCATAGCATTTTTTACCATTGTCATTTTTGGTTTTCCATACATATTAATAATCCTTTTCGTTAGCCATCTTAAAAAAAGATGCTTCAACTTTGTTTTCAATTTTCTTTGGGAAATCTACTGGTCTAGTTTCATAGTTAGCTTGAATACTCATATCTAACTCTTTACCTACTGGTTTATCTTTTGGATATTCAGCACCAAGGTCACCCTGTTTATATTTTGTTAATACTGGTTGTGGCATTAGCCCTCCTTAATTTTAATTTTTAAATAACCGAGTAATTCTGGGTTATCTACAAATACTGTTGTTAAACCATTAGCTAAACCACTAACTACTGTTTCTTCAACTTTATCATCTAATTCCATATTCCATTGATATATTATGCCATGCATAATTTCATGTAATATTGTATTAGCATGAGAAACTCCTTTTTCTTCTTGGTTATATCCAAGAACGCCTGCTGTAATAAAAAATTGTCCGCTTGCTTCATTAGCCGTAGCAACAGTTTGTTTCCATGCTTCTAATTTATAATTTCTATAGCCAATTTTAATTGACTCTGGTAATTCTGAGCCGCACTCACAAAGTATTTCTTTTTTATCTATGTTTTTCATTTAATATCCAAATATTGTATCCGCAGGTTTAAAAGTTTTTCCTTTTGTTTGAAAAAGCTCTTTTGTCATACTAGGGTGCATAGGCCTGCTCATAACTCCGTATCTAAGGGCATCATAAGCATGGTCTTCTGCGTTAGTATCAACATCTTCTGGATTGTTTTTATCCAGTGGTAGCAGGGGCAATGTTCTAATTAAATTTACGCAATTACTAAGAATTTTTAATGTTGGTTGTTTATTTTCTTCATGTACTTTTAATCGTTTATGAATTTCTAATTTTCCATTAACACGACTTTTTGGTGACCTATCTGCAGGTCTCCATCGACATCCTTCTTGTATCATGGTCTCTGCAATACTTGGCCCAACATCACCTCGTCTTGCCCATGTAGATGAATCAAGTATGCCATAACGCATTGTCTCACCTATTTCAGCTTCTAAAACTTTTTTTGCAAACTCGTCTGCTGTTATCTTTTTTGTATATAGTTCTCTATAGACCCAAAGATTATTATCCCAGTCAATAGCAATCCATAAGCAACAAGCAGGAGAAGAATACCCCCAGTCACAAGTCCTAAACCTAGACCAACCTTTAGGTATTTCAAAAGGTTGTACAACATGTGTTGTAGTATTAAATTCTGGAAATGATGAATTTTCAAATGCACTCCAGTCACCTTCTAAAAATTGTTTTCGTTGTACTTCTGGTAAAGAAGCCAACATAATATAATAATCATCTGTTTGCATCAAGTAGGGATTATCCTGTAATTTAGCAGGAATAAATCTTCTTGATATTTTTTTTATACCATTTGGAGTTTCAACAGAAATATCAAATGATTTACCGGGTTCTGCAGGGTCAACAAAAGTTTCTTTAACCCATTGTGAGCCTATATTTCCCGGATTACCTGTAGCTCGCATATACACAGGTATTGCCGGGTCTACACTTCTAAGCGATGAACGCAAAAAGTTATATACATCGGCATTTGGATATTGTGGTAATTCATCCACGCCTATCCAAGTGTATGACTGTCCTTGATAACGCAACACATCTGTCATGTTTTCTGCGTAACCAAATTCAATTCTAGCACCAGAAGGAAATCGCCATTCTTTTTCTTGCTCTCTCCACTTTGCCCCTTTAAATGCCCTTGAATATAAACGCTGTGAGTGCGTTATCATATCCCTTAGCTCTGGCATTGAACGCCTAATTAAAAGTGCTCTGTGGTGTGCTTTATGACAATATCGTAAAGGGTCAACAAGCATGGCGTATGATTTACCCCCACCTCTTGCTCCACCATAAAAGACTTCTCTTTCAGATGATGCTAGAAATGATGTTTGAGGCCCATCATTTGGTTGAAATATAATCTCTTGATTTTTTACTAATTCTCGTACATTGTCGGGAGTATTATTTAAAGTACCCTCATCAACTAATGTAGTATCTGTTCCATCAAGAGCTTGACTAATTTCTTTTAAACTTTTCTTTTTATTTTCAGCAGATAATCTAGCTGCAGCTAATTTTGATTGTGCTTTAGCTACTTTACTATCTTGTTTTCTAATTGATATGTATGTAGCTCTTTTTGCTTTTTTTAAATCGTCTTGTAAACCTTTAGTTCTTTTTACACCTTGTGGTTTTTTAGGTTTAGGAAGAGGTATATCATCCATTAAGTTTTTCTGTTAATAGCTTTTATTAAACCCACATGAGATATGTATCTACCTGTTGTTGCCGTAACCCATTCTGCTACTTCACGATACGAAGAATTTTGTAAGTACTCTTTAGATTTTTCTAAAGCCGTTAGTTCTTTTTCAATTGGTTCTAAACTATGATTGTCTTCAGCTAGTTTATAACCAAATGGTATTGTATTACCCTTTCTCGTCTTCAGCATTAATGACATTATGTATCTCCTTTGCAGGCAATATAAAAATTCCTTGTTGGATTCTTGCCTCAATATCTAGTTTTTCTCTTTTAGCTATACCAACTCTATCGAGTATTTGTTTAGCCGCTTCCATACGAATATTTGCTTGGGGGATACTTCCATCTGCATCAAGAGCATTTGTCATACTCATTACTGCTTTTGGGGAATGAGCTGCCAGAACATTTTCTGCTTGTTCTATAATCTCATTTCGTAATGCCTTAACTACTTTAGGCCATGTGCTAGGATGATAGCCTGCTAGCTCTCCTGCTTTTTGTGGGCTACCTTGAGCTTCACCAAACAAGCCGCTAAGAAATTTTTCCTGCTGCTCTGTTAATTCTTTTTCTTTCTTTGTTTCCGCTAGTAAGTTCATTTTTACTTAATTTCATCCAATTTAATCGTGGGCCAAAATACCATGCTCTTGATTTATTACCAAGCCAGTCATTAGTCCAGTACCATTGACCAACATGCTTAACCATTAAATACAGTCATAGGAGCTTTTTCATTCCAGAAAGCTGCTACTAATCCATAAGGGTCGTTTAAAGGATAACCTAAATGATTTAATTCTGTTTTAATATTTGGTTCTTTTACAGCCACTGGCTCTTTTGTTTCTTCTTTACTCGTTTTTCTTTTTTCCATTCTGGAGACTCCGGTATAATTTTTAACTCTTCTTTAATTTCTCTTTCTTGATATCCTGCTTCT